ATGGAAAGTAAGCCAAAGCCAAAGGCCAAGCCAAAAGCAGCGGCAGCAAAGCCAAAGGCATCATCTTCTAGTTCAATGGTTAAGCCTGGCGGCGGTCGAAAGCGCCCATCACAAAAGATTTCACCGGGAGAGGTATTCGGCACAGCCGCGATGCGAAAGCCAAAGGCCAAGCCAAAAGCAGCGGCAGCAAAGCCAAAAGCAGCGGCAGCAAAGCCAGCGGCAGCTAAACCAAAAGCAGGCGTATCTAAATTTGGTGTAGGAACATCAAAGACGATTACCCATAAAGGCAAAGAGATGGCTAACGTAACTGCCGAGCAGCTAAAAGGATCAGGGTTAAGCCTCCGCGCCTATATGAATCAATGGAACAAAACCGGTAATCGACCTAAGTAATTGATATGAATAGAGATTTGGAGCATTACTATAACGTTTACTTTGACCTTTTTAGATCAGAGGGTTGGAAGCAGATAATTGAAGAGTTATCTGAGAACGCAGAAAATGTTAGCTCTATTGAATCAATAAAAGACCAGAATGACCTTTACTTTAGAAAGGGTCAGTTAAATGTTTTAGGTCACCTCATAAACTTAGAGTCAATAACTCTAAGTGCCTATGAAGAGGCCATGCAGGAAGATGAAGAGGATGATTAAGGTATACGACTTTAAGTGTACTGAGGGTCACCTCTTTGAAGATTTTGTTAGTGGAGGCGTTACGACTAGCAGGTGTAGTTGTGGCGCTGAAGCTACAAAAGTGGTGTCAGCCACGAAGTGCGTACTCGAGGGTGCGTCCGGGGATTTCCCTGGTCGCCACATGAAGTGGGTGCGAGAACACGAAATGGCTGGCAGAAAGTAAACTCCATAACCATTAGGCGGAGATAGTTAAATAATGTCAAGAGCACAACTCATAGATGAGCGCACGGAAGAAGACGTTAACGAAGCTGAAGTACTTGACCAGCAGGAAGATTTTGAGTCTCAAGAAGAGGTAGCTCAAGCTCCTGAATTGCCGGAGAAGTATAGGAACAAATCTCTTGAAGAGGTTGTTCAGATGCATCAAGAGGCAGAAAAGCTTTTGGGCAAACAAAGCTCAGAGGTTGGTGACTTACGTAAGGTTGTTGACGACCATATCCAGGCACAACTCTCGCAGCAAAAAGCACCTGAACCAAAGAAAGAAGAAGACGAGGTAGATTTTTTTCTAAACCCGTTAGAGGCTGTACAACGGCAAATTGATAATCACCCTAAGATAAAAGAGGCTCAAACCTATACTGAGCAATATAAACGTCAGACGGCTTTATCGCAGCTTCAGGGTAAGCATCCTGAAATGGAAGAAATCCTGAATGACAATAATTTTGCTAAGTGGATTAAGTCATCAAAAATTAGGACTCAATTATTTGTACAAGCAGACCAGTCGTATGATTACGATGCTGCCGATGAACTGTTTAGTTTGTGGAAGGAGCGCGCAGGCGTTGCCAAGCAAACTGTTGCAGTTGAAAAGCAAGCCCGTAAACAGCAGCTAAAATCTGCAAGTACAGGTAATGCCAGAGGAACAGCGGAAACGGCTTCGAAAAAAAGATACCGTCGTGTTGATATTATTAAACTTATCCAAACCGACCCTGAGCGTTACACAGCATTATCGCCCGATATACTTCAGGCATACGCAGAGGGGAGAGTTTACTAGCTTATAAAGGAAACTTATCATGGCACTATATCCTGATGCGGCCGGAATTGTCGGCAAAACAGAGGCGAATACTTTCATTCCAGAAATCTGGAGTGATGAAGTAATTGCCGCTTACCAAAAGAACTTGAAGATGTCTCCTCTGGTCAAGAAGCTTTCTATGACTGGTAAGAAAGGAGATTTGATTCACATTCCTAAGCCTCTTCGTGGCGCTGCTTCTGTTAAGCAAGAAAACCAGAAGGTTAATATCCAGGCAAACACAGAGCAAGAACTGACAATCTCTATTAATCGTCACTTCGAGTACTCACGTTTTATCGAGGACATCGTTGACGTTCAGGCTCAAAACAGCCTCCGTCAGTTCTACACTTCTGACGCTGGTTATGCGCTTTCACTTCAGGTTGATACTGACCTGATGAATGCCGCTACTGGTTTTGGTGACGGAACTCTTGACCTAGCTGCTCCTACTGGCGCTGACTGGGTTAACAGCAACAGCCTGTACTTTAACGCCGCTGCTGGCCTAGATGTCTTTGCTGCTGGAACTGTAGCTACTGGCGACAACTTCACAGACGCAGGCTTCCGTGAAGCCATCAAGATTCTTGATGACGCTGACGTACCTATGGAAGACCGCTGCTTGATCATCCCACCTGCTGCTCGCAAGACAGTAATGGGTATTGATCGTTACGTATCTAGTGACTTCCGCGATGACCGCACTGTTAAGTCTGGTCTGATCGGCAACATCTATGGTGTTGATATTTACGTATCTAGCAACTGTCCTACTCTTGAGGCTAACGTCCGTGGCTGCTTGTTCTTCCACAAAGACGCTATCGTCCACGCAGAGCAGATGTCTGTACGTTCGCAGACTCAGTACAAGCAAGAGTTCTTATCGACTCTGTACACAGCAGACACTCTATACGGTGTTGAAGTGTATCGTCCTGAAGCTGGCCTCGTTCTGGCTGTATTTGACGAGTAAGCACTGCTAAAGGTTTTGGTGGCCCCCTTTCAAAGGGCCACCTTCTATTTATTATCAGGAGTGCTTAATGGCTATTTACCGTGGTACGGGTGGAAGTGGCAGTTCAACCACTGATTCTTATGCGTCAGAAATATCAGATTACGCCCAGACCGCTATTGAAAAAGCACAAGAAGCTTCTGACTCGGCTCAGGCCGCTGCTCTTAGCAAAACTCAAGCTAATGATAGCGCCACTCTCTCTAGCGGAAGTGCTACTGCCGCTGACAATGCAAGGATAGCTGCTCAGGCTGCTAGAGATGCAGCACAAACAGCAGAAAATAATGCTGGCTTTTCTAGTGATGATGCTGAGAAACTAGCAATCAATCCAGAAGACTCTCAGTTTACTTTATCTGATGGAGTCACTACTGGATACTCAGCGTTACACCACAAAGAAAAAGCTATAGATGCTCAGAGTTCTGCTGAAGGCGCTCGTGACACTGCACTTACTTATTCAGACAATGCTCTTAGCTATAGAAATACAACCCTTGGTTACAGGGATGCGGCAGAAGGCCATGCAACCACGGCTACAACTCAAGCTGGAATAGCAACAACTCAGGCTAGTACGGCCACAACTCAGGCCAGTATCGCGACAACACAAGCCGGTATTGCGACAACAAAAGCTGGTGAAGCTGCCGGGTCAGCGTCTAATGCTGCCGACTCAGAGACTAATGCTGGCACATCGGAAACCAATGCAGCTAACAGCGAAACCAATGCCGCAACATCAGAAACTAATGCGGCAACTTCGGAGACTAATGCGGCCACTAGCGCGTCTAATGCGGCAGATAGTGCTTCGGCGGCAGCAACATCAGAAGACAATGCAGCATCATCAGAAACAAATGCAGCATCATCAGAAACTAACGCAGCTACCAGTGAGACTAACGCCGCAGCATCAGCATCTAATGCTAATACGTCAGAAACTAACGCATTAAACTCCGCCAGTGCAGCGGCCACATCAGAAGCCAATGCAGCAGCGTCATATGACAACTTTGATGATCGCTATCTAGGATCCAAGGCTAATGACCCTACCTTAGACAACGATGGCGATGCACTACTTACTGGTGCCTTGTATTTCAACTCAACAACCGATGTCATGAAGGTCTATGATGGCGCGGCATGGGTTGCTGCGTATGCATCAATTGCTGGCATTACCCTCGATGACGTAACTAACGATGGCAACACCACAACTAATGCAATAACCGTTGGCGGGATGACATCTACTGGGCCAGTAATACTTAACGCTGACCCATCATCAAACCTTGGCGCAGCTACAAAACAGTACGTTGATACCATTGCTGCGGCTGGAGTTCACTACCACGACCCAGTACGTGTTGAGCAAGAGGGCAACCTTAATGCGACTTATGACAATGGATCATCAGGCGTAGGAGCCACGTTAACTAACTCAGGCACTCAGGAAGCCCTCGTAATCGACGAGGTGACGCTTTTATCTGGGGATAGGGTTCTTATATACGAGCAGACAAATCAAGCTCACAACGGCGTATACACGGTCACAGACGTAGGCTCTGGATCGACTAACTGGGTATTGACTAGGGCCGTTGATGCAGACTCTTACTCACCATCTGACCCGGATAGCTTTGGACAGGGCGATGCCTTCTACGTCCAGGAAGGATTGATGGGCGCTGGTGAGACGTATGTAATGACAACCGAGGGGCCAATAACTTTCGGCACAACAACCATACACTTCTCGCAAATATCATCCGCCCAAGTGTATAGCGGCAGCACTGGCATTGATATTACTGGCACTACAATATCAAGCACGGCAACGCTGGCAAACGTAACCACGGCAGGTAACTCGACAACCAACTCGATTACT